AGCCAGCCGGCGTCGGACGCAGAAACGCGCCATTCGTCCTCTCGCAGGAGGAAGCGCCCAAGGCCCCCCGCATCATCCCATACGCCAAAGACGATCTGCCACACGCCCTGCTCCTTTTGCAGGAAGACCTCCCCGACCTGCAGGCCGGTAGCCGCCTCGATCTTCCCGGTGATGGTGCCGTCCAGGTAGTCCATCATCAGGCCGTCGAAGGCGGAATGTTCAGCCTTGCCGGACAGGTACGCGCGGGCCTCCTCGTCCAGCACGGGGTAGTAGCATCCGCCGCTGATGTGGTTGGGGATATGGATGCGGGTGCCACCCCAGGTTTCGATCTCGTAGGTCACCTGGCGACCGTCGGCGTAGGTTTCGTGCAGATAGGTCTTGTCAGCGGTGCGCTCCACGCGCCAGGTGAAGGTATATTCCAACTCCCGGTATTGCAGCGGCACCTGCTCATAGTCGATGATCTCCAGGCACACGCCGGTGCCGTCGGGGTTGAGGCGGAAGCCGTCGCCGTGCTCCTCCGCGCCGCCGTTGAATCCCCAGGTGCCTGCCATTTCACCCGTGTAGGGCTGGGGCCAGGGGTCATCCTCCGCCAGCGCAGGCAGCGACAGCAGACAAAACAGCATCAGCCATCCGATGATTCTTCTGAACATATGCATTCCTCCTGCTGATACAACGGATGACAATGGTAGATTCTTCCCCAAATATGAAAAAAGCCGGATGCGTATACATCCGGCAGGGAAGGCGTGCAGGATCAGCGCAGGCTGACGGCGCTCAGGGGCACAAAGCCGCGTACGGATACATAACCGGGCTGGGCGGTGGTGGTGGAATAGCCGGTGGACTCGAAGTACACCCAGGTTCGGCCGGCGGAATCCTGGATCTGTGCCAGGGCGTAGGCATAATTGCCGTTGACGTTGATCTTGGCGTACTCATGGCCATAGTCGGGGGAATCGGAGACATGTGCGCCGTCGGCGATGCGGATAGGCACATAATGGAACACCAGGTTGCGCACATTGCCCTGGGGCGTCATCTGGTTGACATGGATCATGGAGAAGCGCGGAACCGTCGTGCCGGAAGCGGTGCCGTTGTACTTGATCAGGTAGTAATCACCCTCGCGCCCGTAGATGGCCACGGTGGAACCGCCGCCGATGGTGGCGTTGCCCTTGGCGGTGCGGTAGTAGCTGCTGGCTGGACCGGTGTATACGGCGAGGCTGCGGTTGGCGGCCTTGCCCCAGCACTGGTGGCTCAGGCTGGGCAGATTGGACAGGCTGGACTGGTTGACGTTGGTGTTGGGACGGCTGGTGGAGCCGCTGCTGGAGCTGGAACTGGAGCCGCTGCCGGAGAGCGCGGTCAGGGAATAGTCATGCATGTAGCCAACCTTGCCGTCCTGAGTCTGGACGTAGCAGTAGTTGTACTTGCCATCCTGGCCGCCGTAGTAATTCAACACGTAGACCAGCTCGCCATTATCATAGCGGCCCAGGTTGCGGCTGAGGTGATCGCGGTCGCTGGCGGCGGAGTACAAATAGGCATAGCCACGGGGGGAGGTGCTCTCCACGCGGAACCAGCCCACGCCGTTTCCGCTGCTGCTGGTGCTGTTATTGGTGCTGGTGCTGGCGTTGGAACTGCTGCGGCGCAGGGAGTAGTCGTGCATGTAGCCGACCTTGCCATCCTGGGTGCGGACGTAGCAATAGTTGTACTTGCCGTCCTGGCCGCCGTAGTAATCCACAACATAGACCAGTGCACCGTTATCATAGCGGCCCAGGTTGCGGCTGAGGTGGTCGCGGTCGCTGGCGGCGGAGTACAAATAGGCATAGCCGCGGGGGGAGGTGCTCTCCACCACATACCAGCCGGAGGAGGAAGCACCGGCGGTCTGCGGCAGGAACAGGCTGGTCAGCAAAACCAGGGTCATCATAGCAGTCAGGATACGCTTCATCAGTCAAACTCCTTTCGTGACGGGAGATGTATACGTCCTTCTACTATAATATACGAATGACATGGGAAAATGTTTCACGAAAAACAAAAAAATCCGGATAAAAACTTTATCCGGATCTCAGTGCGGGAAACAGGACTTGAATTTGTATGAATGCACGAATTGGGAAAAACAGAAGTGAAAAGAAAGCTGAAAACGCAAGGCTTTGACCAATACAAGACAAGGGAAACAAACTGAAACAAGCAGGAATTGTGGTCAGAATTGTGGTCAAAAATCCGATTCATTCCGCATAGACTGCAGCGGTTTCTTACGGCCATCCAGATCAGACATAAGAATTCCCCTATAGGGTGATGAAGCGGCTCCCATCCCTACAGGGGATCAAGACATTTATGACGTTTCAGACGGAAAAGACAATAAAGACATTATGACATTAAGGTCACAAATAGTATCACATATGTTTGTCGTCCCCGATTCTATACAGGTGGTTCCGGCAGGCAAGCCATGCTCCCATAGCAACAGACATAACAATATCGTCATGAATGCCGCTTCGGCCCCCGTAGGTATCACGTCCGCTTTCGCTGATCCGGGTTTGAAAGTTGCTCAGCTCCTCGATCAGCGCATTTGCTTCTTTGAGGCCCTTGGCAATCTTGAGACGGTTATTCTGCAGCTGTATCTGCAGGTTGGAGACAAGCTCCCGCTTTGGTACGTTATAGTGACCATTATTCTGATTGGCATCTGCACCACCTGTGATATTGATGCTGCTCAAGCTGTATCGGAAGCCTGCCTGCTGCATCATGTCATATACCGGACGGCCCAGACCTGTGAAGTCAATGACGACGGCCTTTTCCTGTCCCTTCAGCTGAGGGCTTCTATAAAGCTCTATGAGCCGGTCAACAATAGCCGGGTATTCCTCCTGCCGGGTGCGCTCGATATGACGCAGATACAGCATCCTTTCGCCCCTGCGATCAGGCCCCAAAACGCCGTAGCCGGTTATCACCCGCTCAATGATCGAAATAGCAGTGTAATCAAAGGCTTGTCCAAGGTCAGCGCTGATGATAAAGAGCCGATCCTGTACGTTGATCCCGACGCGCTCCGGCCCGGAGAGCCGGTCAAAATGTAGTAAAGGCAATCACTTCACCTCCTGAAACAGGGGCTTGATGTCGTCCGTAAAAGCCCTCTGTATGGATTCATAGCTGAACGTCTGCTCGACGGTATCGACGAATTGACATTCAAATTCCTGCCGGTAGAACATATCCCCCATAGAGCGCCGCTGCTGCTCCAGCTGCTCAGGAGTCATGCGGGGGCATTCATGTGCAGTAACCTGAATGCGCTTCCAATCATCGCTGCCATTTGTCCACTCATCAAAGAAAAAACCGCGCTTGCCGAACGGGGTGGACATGCTGATGAGCTGCCCCTTATTGATGATGAGCATAGGCATTATGGCTGCATGGAATTCATCGCTGATCTGGGCGGCTTCATCCTCCAGAATCATTGTAACGCCTGAATAGCCGCGCACGGTTGCCTGATCTCCCGGCAGGGAGACAATACGGCTATAATTGGCAAGCGTCATGGACAATTTGTTGTCCTCCAGCAGCTTGGGAGGCTCGTTCATCGCGTTTACGCCGTCCCTGATCTTTCGGAAAAGCTCCTGCGACTGGCGCTGTGTTGGGGAGGCAACAAGAATCAGCGACTTCGGTCTGTATACGGCAGTGTGCAGCGCTTTTGTTGCAGTTGTGGTGCTTTTGCCAGCCTGACGGCAGCAATTCAGCAGCAGCCGATCCCCGTCATACTTCAGGACTTCTGCCTGCCACGGATCAGGATCAATACCGATATGACGGCTGAATGCGACGGGATCAAGAGCAAGCAGCATATCGTCTTTAAGCATTGCTATCCCCCTCCGTCAATGCTTGGGCGCGGCCCAGAGCGGCAATCAGAGCTGTGCGTGCTTCCGGGTAGGGTTGCAGAGCGTTCAGGATCACAGAGCGCAGCGCGGCCCATTCTGGCGAAATATGAAGATGCTGATGCAGCACTTGCGGCTGATTGTTCAGTTCGCCGGTCAGGCGTGCAGACAGCGCGACAATCTCCCGCATTTCCTTCAGGGCACGGGCTGTATTGAGCCGATCTCCAGCTTTTACAGATTCCCTGTACAGTTTTTCTGCGCACTGGTCCAGCTCCATGATACGCTGCGCAACGCTCGCCGGGGTTTCGCTGCCCTCGCTCTGGGCGAAGATCAGCTGTGTCTTTGTGTGGCTCTTATGCCGGTGCAGTGCACCTACACTCGCACCGTATTTCTCATGCAGTTGCTCAAAGGGTACGCCTGCAAACAGATCACGGTTGATGATCTCCACATCATCACGGGCGCAAATGCTGCATGTTCTTGCCATGTGAAAACCTCCATTTCTCCCCTATAGGGAAAGGGCGTACAACCTGCGCTGCACGCCCTTGAGGGAATTATTACGCCGTGGGAATGCTGTGATAGTAGATTGCACCGGCCTTGTTTTCAAGCACGAATGCATCATACACAATGCGGCCCTCAGTCAGGGTGCCGCTGATCCCAGGCGGGTTGTGGTGCATCTTGTAGGCGGCCAGCTTTTCAACGCCCACAGTTGCGATGGGATGGGCGATCATGAAACCAAAGCCAGCCGGAACACGTGCGGCAGGTACACGGATCACCGGCATACCATCGACCATAGCAATGATACCCTTTAGGCGCATTTCATTGCCGATATCGGTTTCCATTGCGATATCTTTGCACCGCTTCAGCAGCAGATAGGTATCAGGGGTTACAACCAGAGAACGATCTTTTTCGGGCGCTTCGGACTTATCCAGCGCATTGCTGCCCTTGATGATCTCATCATAGATGTTATCGGCAGTCAGCGCAGCTGCATCGGGCTTGTGGCCAGCATTGGCAGCCATTTCAGAAATCGTGTACAGATCCACTTCAGGAATGACAACCTGACGCAGCTGACGGGAGAGAGCCTTTGCAGCCTCCAGTCCGCTTTCGTCCTCGTCCAGGCGGTCAATGACGTAGGTGAAGGAACGATCCTTGCGCAGCGTCATCGTTTCGGTAGTGGCATCCAGATCAAGCACCTTGCCGTAGCGGCTCCAGTTGCCTTCTTCCGCACCGGTGCGGCCGTAGTCGTTCATCTCGGCCGTGCCGATCTTCCAGATCTTGACCGTGTGGGCGCCGTCGAAATCGAAATTCTTATTCGTCAGCAGCGCGGTCTTACTTTCGCTCGCAAACACTTCGTCTACCAGCGGGAGAAACTTCGTTACCAGTTCAATTGCCATTTTTTTATCCTTTCTCAAGGCCCATGGCGGCACGGAGGGCATCGTCAGAATCGTCGGTTTCGATATCTATATCCGGAGTTCCGGCAAAGCCTCCTTTCGCGCTCATGGTGCGTCCTGCAGGATTGCGAATGCCTTCGATAATGGCTGCGGCAGTATCCAGCACGCCCTCTTTGCTCATGTCCAGACTGTCAAGCAGATCAGCGGGCAAGCCGCGCTTTGTCCAGTCTTCTTTTGCAGTCAGGAGGGCTTCACGCCGGGTCAGAGCTGCTTCGCGCTCATTGACCTCCCGCAGAAACTTCGTGCGCTCCTGCTTCAGGCGCTCAGACAGAATCGAATTCACTTCATCCTGCGTAAATGTGCGATCAGGGTTATTACTCATTGTTCACGTCCTCCTGTTCATCGCCGGGAGTAGGCTTGTTGTCGGTGGGATCAGGGGCAGCAGTCAACTCGGGTATCTCCCGATCCGGGGTAGGGTTGCTGACAAGATCATGAATCTGCTTGTGCCAGCTCTCGCTGCTTTCGAGCACAGCGATGCGCTCACGGGCAGCAGCCAGCTCTTTGTAAACCTTCTTCAGGTTTGCCTTTTCGCCCCTCTTGCCAGTAGTGAGGCCGTGCTTGTAGGCCAAGGCGGCAATCATTACCGGGGAATAGCCGGCAGCTTGTGCCTCGTTATAGAGTGCAACAGCCTCTCTGTGCTCGATGAAAAGCAGACTTTTTTTGATGCTCAGCAGGTCAAACATAGGATACCTCCGTGTGTTATTACCTCCTGTTTAGCGCCCAGAAGGGACGGCGAATTATGAAAACAGACGGCGCAGCTATGAGTTTTTTCAACACATCTCCGCGCCGTCCGGCTTCCATCGTTGTTATACGCTGGGGAATCAGGTATTCTGTTTTACAGGGTTTACAGGCCGTCTGACGGGCTTCTGCTTCAGATACGCCCGTTTCCATTGGCCAGTCTGAGGAGCTGTCTCCAGCGTCAAATCCAGGTCTTGCAGACGGTCTGTAATTGCCTGCAGCTCCTCCTCGCGTTCATATGACACCTTGATATTGATGCTCATTTGTCATCCTCCACGGGGATCAGCGGCAACTGTTCAAGAAGTCGGGCATAGTGTTCAGCTTCGACGGCCATCATGGTGAGCGCAGAACGGATCAGGGCAACGTGCCCTGCCTTTTCACGTTCGTGTGCGCACACATCAGAGATGATATCTTCCAGGGCATTGAGCTTGGATGCCATAATAGAGAATTCGGCAGAAATGTCAATCTTGCTCACAGTTTAACCTCCTTCGAGTGGGTATGAATTGTAGCATTTGCATCAGAGTAACGGTTGAGCTGCTGTGTGGTCTCTACAGGGGACGCACCGGCGATGCAATCACAGCATTCGCCGGGATCAAGGTGCGCACCACATTCGGGACAGGTTTTGTAATAGGGATGTTTGTTCTTCACTCTATCAACCTCCTGAATACCAGCCAGCGTGAAAACTGTGTCTTTTCATTGCTGTACTCAATGCCGATTTCACGGAACCAGCGCTGAGTGTCGGCAGAGGCAAGGAAGCGACCTACCTTCTTTGAAGAATCAAAGCCGCCATGATTCCCGGGTTGCTTCATCAGCGCATCCAGCAGTCCAGTTGCCGTGATCCTCAGCTCAGGTTCGTCTGCTTGCGCAACCATGTGCTGGATCAGCTGCACAAGCGGGTTCGCTTTGAATTCCAGCATTGTCTGCTGTGCATGTACTTCATCGGTGGAGCCAATGCGCTGCCAGTGACAGTTATAGTCCATTTCGACAATGCATTCTTGTGCTTCTACATCACGTCCGATGATATGTAGCGTACCTCTGGTGTCTGCACGCTTATCTTTGCAAAGGACAAATGCTGTGTCAGCCGCGCCGGTGATACCGGTGCTGCCGGATACATCGTTGAACACATCGGAATCATCTCGCATCTTGCGGGTATGATGCACAACCATTATGCAGATATGGTGCTTATCGGCCAGCTGCTTTAATACAGTCATGTCGCTGTAATCCAGCCGGTAAGCATCTGTCCTGCTTGTGGTGGTTTGCGATCTGACACGGGCCAGCACGTCAATGACGATCAGGGCTGTACCGGGATAGGCTTGCATGAAGGTGTCGATCTGCCCTGCAAGAGAGCCGTCAAGCGTACCGGCAGCGATTGCAAAGGAACAATTTGCCGGTGCTGTAGCGCCCTGTAACAAGCGCTCCTGACGATTCTGCAAACGCCTGAAGGAATCTTCAAGGGCCAGATACAGACAGTCTCCTGAATGCGTGGGGTATCCCAGAAATGGCTTGCCGGCTGCGACGGATAAGCACAGATCAAGGCTCATCCAGCTCTTGCCGAATTTGGGCGGTGCAACGAGGATGGATAATCCTTCAGGGAGAATACCCTCCACGATATAGCGCAGCGGTTGGATATCCGCCTTTTGCAGATCAGCTGCAGTGATGGTTTCCAGTTGTGCGTGCTGGACGTTCGGTTGTGTTACGTCCATTATTTCAACGCTCCTTTCCTTGTGACATGTTTTCAAGTTCCACCTGTATGTCTGCAAGCTCTTGCAGACAGCGGGTAAACTCTGGAGAGGCTTCTGCACTCTCGGGGGTATACTGAGCAAGCTGCTGCCTCAGCTGGTGCAGCTTTGCGCAGCATTCGCTGTAACGCTTCGCGTCTTCTTCCTGTTCCCTCCTTTGCAGATCAGGGGACTGCACCCCTTTAGGTCGAATAGGTCTATGCTTGTCCTGCACGTCATCGCAGCCCAGCTGAAAATCTGCATTGATCTGCTTTGCCGCTTCCAGAGCTGTCATGTTCAAGAGAATGGCAGCCAGGTCAATGGCGCTGCCTCCACAGTTACAGGCGAAGCATTTGCAGCGCCCAGTCCGCTTGTCAAAGCTCAGAGACGGGTTCCGGTCACTATGCCAGGGACAAAGGGCTTTCCCGTACCGGTTGACGCTCAAGCCGTACTGATCCGCAACCTGGCGTGCAGTCACCTGCTGCCGGATCAGGTCGAACAGGAGTCCCATATCAGGCTCCCGCCTGCCTGGCAGCTTCATCCAGCAACCACTGGCGCAGTCCCTCGACGGGGATGATCCACTTGCGCCCGGCTCGAATGCTGGGCAAAGGGTTGTCCCTACGGCGCAGGTAACTGTCAAGAGTAGGAAGACTCACGCTACAAAATTCGGCAGCTTCCTTGCGAGTCAGGGTAAACTTACTCATGGCACCACTCCTTTCTGTCCTCATTGAGGACATTATAACATCTGCATTTGTCCTTGTCAACAACAAATTTCGTTGACTTGTCCCCATTGACAACACATGTGAGACCGTGCTATAATTCTCCCGAGGTGATATGAATGCAATTTGGTGATAACCTGAAAAGAATCCGTGAAGAACGTAACCTGTCACAATCTGAATTGGCACGAAAAATCGGAGTGTCCAGAAGTGTAATAAGCAATTACGAAGGGGGGAAGCGTTCTCAGATATCAAAGCCTTACATCACAGCACTCGCAACTGTTCTTCAGGTTTCAGAGGCTGAGCTTATGGGGGCTGGGCAACTGATCCCTGTAGATTTGGGAGATGGGATTCCGACGAGTTTCTACAATCCGCCTGCCAATGATCCTGCCCATGTTTATGTGGATGATGATGTGCCGGCTATGCGAGAAGAGCTGCTGGACTATTTCGATAATCAACTAAATATTGGTGGAAAGCGCAAGGTTCTTGAAGCCGCACGCGATTACGCAGGGAACCAGAAGTATTGCAAGGGCTAATGTCTAAACGTCTGTAACGTCATAATCGTCATAAATGTCTGAAACGTCTTGACGATATCTCATTCCCTATAGGGGGAATCTGGAGGGTTATCAATGGCAAGAGGAAGGGCTGCCAACGGCAGCGGAACACAGCCCCGGCTCCGTGCAGATGGTCGCTGGGAATGCAAATACTGTGCTGGACGTGATCCAGGCACAGGGAAGCTGATCCGCAAGTCTGTATATGGCAAAACCTCAGCTGAAGCAGCAAAAAAGCTCCGTGAAGTCACTGCAGCGCTGGACGCTGGGACATACACGGAGCCGAAAAGAATGATGCTGGGAGAATGGCTGGATATTTGGCTGAAGGAATACACAGGAGCAATCAAGCCGGGAACGCTGAAGAATTACAGCGATAATGTGCGCCTGCACATCAAGCCTGCGCTGGGCGCTGTCCGGTTGTGTGAGCTGCAGCCGCATGATTGCCAGACCTTCATAAACCGGCTTGCAAGGCGTAATGCAAAGGGCAAGAGCTTATCCCCCAAGACGATCAAGAATATTCACGGGATACTGTGCAAGGCCCTTGCAGAGGCTTTCAGAATCAAGTACATTGCAAGCAATCCGGCAAGCGGTACAATCCTGCCGCAGGTCAAGCGGGAAGAGATTCACCCTCTGGAGGGCGACCAGATCACCGACTTCCTGCAGCGCATTAAGGATACACCGTCTGAGGCTCTGCTGTACATCGCCATCAATACGGGCATGCGCTTGTCTGAGCTACTGGGCCTGAGATGGTCTCGCGTTGACCTGAAGAAGGGAACGATCAAGGTAGACGCGCAGCTGCTCCTGAAGCGTGGGAAGGATACAGAACGCCGTCTGGGGCCGACAAAGAATGATAAGGCCCGGACATTCAAAGCGCCTCAGAGTGTCATTGATCTGCTGAAGATGGTACAGTACGAACAGAAAAAGAATCGCCTCCGTGCCGGTGCGCTGTGGAGCAATACGCTTGATCTGGTATTCACTGATGAATCCGGCAGCTGCATCCCCCATGCGACAATAGAGCACCGATACAAGAGAATCGTCACGGATATGGGGCTGCCAGAGCGCCGCTTCCATGATCTACGGCACCCTTATGTCAAGCTAAAGACAAAACACAATCAAAGAAATTGTCAGCATTTGCTTTCATTCTACGGTATCAAATCACCTAATTCAGAGCTTAACCACATTCCATCCATGTTCTTGAAGCAACACTATTTCTTCATCCTTTACTGATGATATGGGTAATGCTATGACAATAGCTTCTTGCCCAATTCTGTTTGTCCCAGACGATATTCTATCTCTTCTCGAGCAACATTTGTGTGGGATAACACACATATTCCCTTGTGTGTGAAAGGCCATTTCTTGGCCAATATCGCAAGTTTCGCAATTAGCACTGTGGTCTTTCCGCTTCCCGGAAAAGCTTGAACATCAAAACTACTCAGATCTTTAATGATATCCCTACGAGGCCGATCAAACTCTACATTGCCCAGTAGTTTCTCAATATCGTCAATATCCTGGTCGTTTATCTCAATGCTCTGAAGAGTCGGAATAGCCATTTTTCATCCCTCATTGTGTTACATAGTTGATTGCACCAAGAATGTATGCTGGCAGTTTAGCAAGCAAATCATCCTTTGCCTCTGCATATTTTCGTTCCAAGATATCTGCAAGTTGCTGAGCAACCTCAGCTTTTGAGACAATATCTTTTGAAAAGTACGAATACAAATAGGACGCTTTCTGTTCGAGCGAACTGAACTCTGATAGTTTAGCCGCAATAGCGCTCATCTTACTCTTTCTAGTGCTTTCGATGTAGTTCACTCGCACTATCGCTTCGATTATCTCATCCCATAGTCCCGCATATGCTAAATCGTATTCAAAAGTCCAGTGATCAGCAACGAATGTCTTCACATACTGACCATCCGCACGATTACATATCTCGAAGAGATGCTTTTCTTTATCCTTTAATTGGGGGTAATCAGATTCCGTCTTCCACTTACGGTTGGCTGGCCATGCAACTGGATCAGAATACTCCGCATTAATGCAAATAGCTGGAGCGCAGTCTGGCATAACATCCCGATCTGTGATGCATGCAACCTTGATCATCAATTGCTCGTCAGAATTGGCACGCTGAAAAATCTTCGCATACCGTTGTAAGCCAGTACCTCTCACATTAACAATTGACACACCGCATTCTGTCAAATCCTTATCCAGGATTCTAGCTATTGTCGGTAGAAGCAGCTCTTCGGAAGGTCCCTCAACCATAATTACCGCCTTAGCAAAGAACATATTGGCTTTTGTTGCATCAAGGAATCTCTCAAGAAACCTATAATCAGATGCATTCAGCAGTGTATCCTTGCTCTGCAAGGAATAAGCTTTTGCATCTTTTACAATCGTTATGTTTTCGAGATTGATAACAGAAGCAAGAATTGGCGAATGAGTGGTAACAATTATTTGTTGACTTCGCTCTTTTGAATTAGCTTCTGCCTGCAAAGACTGCATTAGGCGTAATTGCCGCTGAGCATGCACATGAGCTTCCGGCTCTTCAATCAGCAAGAACGAGCTTCCAGCTTGCCGGTTTAGTAACAGCTCGCATGCCATGCTCAGCACATTGCTTGTTCCCAACCCAACTTTACCAGAGCCATTATTCGCTTTTGCCGAGAGATCAAGCTTCTCCAAGAGAGCGATAAGTTTCTTATTCTCGGCTGCGTTCGTTCCTGCTACTGCAAATTGTGTATCAACATGATCGCCCTTCAAAAGCATCTTGGATGTAACTATATCACTTATATCTTGATTTGCTTTTTGCAGCTTCGGATGCTCTGCAAGAAGCTTGTTTGATAAGTCTGCAATTCCTGTCAATGAAAGTTGTTTCAGATCCATACCTTCTACATAAACGCTCTCACCCGCATTTAGTTCAGGAATGCTTTGAACAATTTGAGACAGCCGAGAATTACGCCCTGCTTGCATGTTGCTGTATGCATCCCGAAGCGGACGTAAATATGTGACGCGGAGGAATTCTTTTGCAGCTGCTGGCAGAACGGGGCCATCACCCATAACGCCGGTTGTTAGATTAGTCATGGCTCTTGGCGGAACAAAATTGAGTAGATACCTGCATACCCAATGCAGATAAAGACACGGAACATTCTTGTTATCCACATTTTCGTAAGAAAGGCACTCCAAAAACGCTGCTTGTTCTTCCAATGTCAAATCAACAAATTTCAGATTTATCTTTATTTCGCACTGTCGATCCTCATTATGAAAATCGGACAAATCAATATGATACCAGCTTTGATCTGTAGTACCCATAACAATTCGAATTGCATCAATAATGGCCGATTTCCCAGAATCATTCTCGCCAACAAGCACGTTCAGGCCTTTTCTAAAGTATACTCGGCTCATTTCACCAAAGCTACGAAAATTCTGAAGTTCGATGTAATGCAAATACATATTGTTACTCCTTTGATTCACTGTAGATGTGTTCTTCACGTATTTAGGATACCATATAAAGATAAAGAAAGGAAGCGCTACTTTTAGTTTATGGGCATAAATTGTGTTCGTCTACAATAGAAAAGAACTGCCACTCATGTAGCAGTTCCTGTAATCAGACTTCGACAAAATCAAGCGTTTCGTCATCTTTGGTAAAATCAACAAACGGGATGTTGTATGTATCGTAAGGCGAAGCTGCTGTGAGCGTAGCTACTATCGGACGAATGTATCCCAAGAGAAGGGCTGGTGCATTATGCTTAAGCAGTTGCGGAGCTTTATCATCAGCAGCCTCGCACCACATAAACTTTGAACCTTCAGAAATAGAAATATGGAAAGGCATTGTGTTGTCATCAGCACCCAATTCAACCGTTAGCTCAACAATAGCTTCCCTTTCCTCTTTTTTCTTCCTGATCTTGATTCTGAATTCGGCAGGGATTTCGATATCGCCAGATCCCCTAAATCTACGATTCAATGACATACTGACGTCAGTCAAAATGGGGTTAGAAAACTGAAATGCACTTTGATTCATTCTCGCTCCTCCTCATCATGCTGCATCAGACATACAAGAATCATCTGAATTGAATGTATGCATCTTCGGTTGAGAAAAAACTGCTTTTACAGCAGCATTACTCATAGCAAACAGCTCATCAATGACTGCTTGCGGAATTTCCTGATCATGAAAAATATGAACCGATTCCGATTCCGTGATCGGTGTAATTGACTGATCGACATCATAAATTTCCATATCAAGCATCGGCAAGCACAAGTCAGGGCAGTCAACCTCAATTTCTCCGTCAGTGAACAAGATATCAAAGTTGTCCAGTTCTGCCAGAAAAGCATCCCGACGATTCAACACGTCTTGATTCGGATGCATCATTTGGTGACGTAACCGTCTGGTTTCCTCAATATCCAAATGAAGTTCACCTGCAATTTCCAAAGCCATTCTAGCACCTCCTTAATCTCTTCAGCAGATATTATGCTCTCGCTTTCAGGAGCAATACTCCATAACTGCTTCTTTATTCAAGAGAAGATCCATATACATCTCAACATCTGGCTGTTCATTATTGAGGTCTTCTTCGCAAAATACCGAAAAGCCAATGCTCTGATACCATTGAATCTTTTCCTTCAACGCATGTAATGTAATCAAGCGAATAGGCCAATCGTTGCACATGATCACAACCTTGCGCAGGAGCAGCTGGAGAGTTCTTCGACCGATTCCACAATGCTGAAAGTTCTTATCAACTGCAATATACTTCAAATGCAAGGAATAGCACAAATCACTCATATTGGATGTATAGTCTGAAACTTCATCCGGGCAGTGGGCAAGAGACAACCGACGAAAGCCTATCATATAATAGCCAACAGTTACGTCATCTACCAACACCTCAAAAGCATAGAGGTGTTGAAGTAATGTGGGATAGAACGACTCCTTAACCAATGCGTTGATACTCGGATTACCACAATCAAATGAACAGCCCTGCAAATCGCGTTGCAGTTTTACAATCTTCATTTTCGCCATGTTCTATCCCACCTCCTTTACCTGACAATTAGCGTTGTTCCACTTGATGCACCAGTACCAAGGCATCATATCGTTAGTTACTATAGCAACAACAATCATAGTATACCCCGAAATGACCGAAAACGCAAGTGATGCGTTGAAAAAACACAAGCGTTGACATGCTTATCAACGCTTGTAGAAGTTCTTTTTCGTTCATGTACTGAAAGTCGTTCTAAAATGCATCTAGCTATAGGCAGACTCATTATTTAAAGCAAGTCGGATATCTTATACACAATCACGATTTGCTTATCTGGATAGACCGTGATGTAATCAATGATCTGCTCTGCCAGTTCATTGGACAATGTACCTTCAGTCTGAAGATCATCGAGCAGCCGTTGCCTCTGTTGATGCCTGTCTTGAATTGTCTGCTTCTCTTCAACCTTTGCCTTCATTGCTGCAAAGGTACTCTTTATTTTTCCAAGAGTCTCATCAAGTGAAGCCTTGTTCTTCTGAAAGGCCCCAGCATCAATAACTCCGGCAACGTACTCTTCATACAGCTGTCTCTTTAAATCCATAACAGCCGCAACCTGGTCTTCATACTGTGGCTGGCGAATATCATCAAGCGATAAACATGGTGTCCCATCAGATGAAGGCGGTCCCGCCACCAACAGCTGCTGTTGCACAGAAGTGAATACCGCGTTGAGGACGTCAGCTACCGGTATTTGAAAGCCGTTGCAGAGTAAGGTATCATCCATGCGGGAAACACGGCAAACATACACAGGATTCTTTTTAGGATAAAATGAAAGTGCATGCTTGCAGCATCCGCAGATCACCTTCCCACACAAAGGCGTATTGCGGGCTTTTTTATTCGCTTGCTTGAATCGCCTTTGTCCCTCATGAGCTTTATCGAACAGCTCCTGATCCACAATCGGCTCATGGTGATCAGGCACAAAGAACCATTTGTTTTTTGCCTTTTTCCTATGTCTATGCCCACCAATCTCCGTCACAGTATGAACGCCTTGAACATAGTGTCCTAGGAATCGCTCATCATCAAGAATCCTGATGACAGTACTTGTGTTCCAGCGGCCATTGCAACGCGACACATCGTATGTACCGTTTCCTTTGGCTGCTTTAACCTCGCCGGGTGTTGGTATCTTCCGCCTGGTCAGCTCGGCTGCAATCTCAGTGAAACCCATGCCCGATGCCGCAAGCTGGAAAATCAGTCGTACCACAGGAGCCTGATCCGGATCGGGTTCCAATTTGCCGTCTGCACCTTTGCGATAACCAAAGATGCACTCCTTGGACTGATACTCTCCCCGACGCATTTTTGCGTACTTCGCACTCTTACACTTGATAGACATATCGCGGCTGTACTGCTCGTTGATCAGATACTTGAAAGCTACCTCAAGTCCGCCCGTATCGCCTCTGTGTTCGTCCGTATCGAAGCCATCACCTATGGCAATGAAGCGAGTATGGAACAAAGGGAAAACTCTCTCAATGAAGTAGCCGGTTTCGATGCTGTTACGACCGAATCGGGAGAAGTCCTTCACAATGATGCAGTCAACACGATTGCTTCGTACCAACTCAATCAGGCGCTGCACTTCCGGGCGCTCAAAATTAGTGCCGGAGTAGCCATTATCGACAAACTCAAGAATCTCCGCGCAGTCTGATTCCGGCATTCCAGCGATATGCGTATCGATCGCCAACCGCTGATTCTCAATGCTCAGGCTATCATACTTGGTATCCTCAAGGGATAGCCGGATGTACTTGGCAATCACATATCGTTTCATTCACTATGCGCCCCCATCCACGCCCTCACTTCATCCGTGAAGTTGTAGTACACCGTGATGTGGCGATCATGGGTGATCTCGATTCGCTTGATCAGGCGATTGATGATCTCAACAGCCAGTTCCGGACGGTTCCGAAGGAACTGCGCATCATCCTTCAGCCTGGAACGGAGCCGGTCATGCTGATGCAGCAGCTTCAGCGACGCTTCAAGAGTATTCATAGCACTGTTCTGCTGCTCGACCTGTCCGTCGTACCTGGTTCGCATGAACTGGTACTCTTCATGCGTCAACACCCCGGACAGAAGATTCTCATACAGCCCTCGTTTGAGATCGTGCAGCCGCTGAATCTCATTCCGGCAGGCACTGATCTCATGTCGGATAGCTTCGACCTTTCTCTGCTCCTCATCAGTTTGATCCGAAGCCAGCTCGAGGCTCCCCAGCACGGTATCCAGCTCATTCTGGAGCAGTTCGGTCAAAGCTGCGATAAGCTTATGTTCATAGATATGAACTCCTGGACAGCCGTTGCGGTCATATCGATAGCGTGTCAGGCATGCCCATACATATACATTATCACTCTTCTTACGCTCATTGTCGCCACGGTGTAGGCTTCTGCCGCAGTGTCCGCAGAACATCAGTCCCTTCAGAGGATTAGGAGAAAAGGACTTCTTCCTTGCAGCAACGGCTTTTTGCCCCGCTTGTGTAATCAGGCGCTGTACCTGCTCAAACAGCTCCCGGCTGATGATTGCCTCATGCGTGTTCTGTACAATGGTGTACTCATCTTCATCAGCCCTAACCTGCTGATGGTCGATGATTTTACTCTTGCCCTGAACCAGATCACCTACATAAACCTGATTGAACAGGATTCTGCGTACCGACCAGCTTGACCAATGACCGGCGCTCAGGCGATAATGCTGCACCTTGTCTGGGAACTCATTGATGGATTCTTTATATAGGCTTGGCGGCAAGTAACCGGCGTCATTCAGCTTCATAACAATAGTGTTAATACCAGCGCCTTCTGCTGCCCACTGAAACATCTGTTGAACCACCTTGGAGGCCACCGGATCAACGATCAGCTGATGACAATCATCAAGTGACTTCCGATAGCCATACGGCGCACGGGCTCCGACAAACTTGCCCTCCTTCATGGCTTGCCGCTGCTGCGCTTTGATCTTCTTACCAATATCAACGGAATAGGCTTCGTTGATCATATTGCGCAGCGGGATCATCAGAGCGTCCTGCTCACTATGTTCCTGCTCAGTGTCATAGTCCTCATTGACAGCAATGAAGCGAACCTTCTTGCCGGGAAAGTAGCGTTCAATGTAGTACCCGGTATCAATGGAGTTCCTGCCGAGCCGCGACAAATCTTTCACGATCACACAGTTCAGTTTGCCGCTTTCAATATCATCCAGCATCTTCTGAAATGCAGGACGCTGAAAGTTCGTCCCGGTCGTACCATTGTCAATGTAGGTGTCGATCACCTGAATATCCCGATGATCCTCAAGGAACTCATGAATAATCATCTGCTGCGTTTCAATGGAATCAGTACGGGTTCGGGTATCCTCAACAGATAAACGGACATAAACAGCAGCGCGCCAGCCAGCAAATGAGTATTCCTCATTGACCACAGGTGACAAGTTCTTTCTGCTCTTTCTCGCCATGTTCATCCTACCTTTCTGCTATCCGAAGCCCCTGCAAGGTGACTCCTGGATTCTGTTGCCATGCGGGAAGCCTCTGCAAGCAGTTGAATCGCTTTCTTGTACTCATCCTGGAAAGCAAAGGATATAGCAAATGCCATGTGGAACACTCCTTCCATTCATTGATGAAAACAATGCGTGTATCAGGCTGCGGTTGGCACCGCATCATAGCCCCATATGCACCGCTGTCCACCCCGGACTGGCGTATG